ATGAAGGGGCGAGCATTGGTGGCGTGGAACCTACGCCGTGTGCGCGTGGCGCAGGGTCTGAGCCAGGAGCGTCTGGCGGCAGACGCGGGCGTCGACCGGGCGTACCTTGGCGGGTTGGAGCGGCAGGCGGAAAACCCCACAGTCGACCTACTCGACAAGGTCGCCGAGGCGCTGGCTGTCCCGCTCGGCGAGTTGTTCGTCGCGCCGGATGAAGGCGCGACGCCGCCGGTGCCGCTCCGGGGCGGACGTCGGCGCTGATTGTTGCCTTCGTCCCCGACCCGGGTGAAGTCTTCCGCCCCAAACTTACTTGTGCACTGTGGTGTGAAGTTTGGACAGATCCACCCCGATCGCGATCGTCTCGATAGCGGTCTGCAGTTGCGGCAGGGTCGAGCGTTTGGTGTAGCGCGCCGTTTCACCCGCCGTCGCGTGGCCCGTGACGTGATCGATCACCGATGGCACCACGCCAGCTTGATGCATCAGCGTCGTCGCGGTGTGGCGGAACGAGTGGAAATCGAGCCCGACTCGGTAAACCCCGACATCGCGGCGGTAGCGCGTGAACCATTTGGTAAAGGCGTGGCCAAGCCGTGCGTCGGCTCCGCCACGTTCCAGGCCGGGGAAAACCCGTGGCTGTCGAATGCGCCGCTGTTTGTCGACGTGGGCGAGTAAGCCCAGGCGGATCAGTTCCGAGTGGATCGGCACGCGGCGCACGGCAGTCGCGTTCTTCACCTTGCGCGGAGGTCGGTCGTTGATGTCGATGAACCAGACGTCCTCGTCCTGCCGAATGTCCTCGACGTGCAGTTGGCAGATTTCCTCCTGACGCATGCCGGAGAACACAGCGATCAGGGGTAGCCAGAATTTTTCGTCCCGCGTGATGAGACCGCCTGGCGTTGTGCGCCGGGTCGGTGACGCACAGCCCGTCCAGACCGGAGTTGCGAACAGACGAATTAGCTCGGCCCGCTCCCACATGTCGCGCTGCTCGCTCGCCTTGCGAGTGGCGGTGAAGCGATGGCCGGAGAAGATGTTCTCGCTCGCGTCACCCTCCGCCACCGCTGCTGCCCAAAGGGTGGACAGGGCGGAGAAGTGACGCTTGATCGTCTTCTGTGTGATGACCCCGACACCCGAGCCCTTCGGCAGGGCCGTGTAGGTGGCCAGGATCGCCTCGACGCTCAGGCCGCGGTAGCGTGGGTGCTTGCCGTAATCGCTGGGCAGCCGCTCGACGCGCTCGCGGAAGCGTCCGGCATCCTTGCGCGTGTAAGTGTCGAGGGGCTTGTCGCCGCATACGTCCGCAAAGAGACGATAGGTGGCGCCAGCCTGAGCCGCGGTCTGATTGTCCCAGCGCTTCGTCTGGACCTGCTGGTCGCGAAAGGCTTTTCCACGGTCCTCGAAGCGGACTTCGCGCGCTGGATCGGGAGCGCCCTTTTCAGGCTGTGGTGATGCCGGTGGGGCGACGGGGGCAGTTGCAGTTGTCGGGTCGGCCGCGGGCGTCGGCCAGTGCTTCAGGTGCGGATCGGCGAGCGTCGCCTTCAGGAGCTTGTCGCGCGGCTCGTAGTTGAAGTCGCCCTCGTAGCGAGCTTTCAGCGCCTCCGAGAGGTCGATTCCGGCGCGCAGCATCGCCTGCTTGGCTTTGGCCGCTTCCGCAGGTGCCAAGTCCCTGATGGCGATCCCCTGACGCTTCAGCATCATCTCGGCGACGAATGCCGCCTCGTCGAGACGGTTGCCGGCCAGCGCCTCGCGACCCCTGGCGGCCATCGTCGCGTACTGCATGACCCGAGCTTCTCGTACGCCCTCGGGTAGCGGTCCACGGGTGAGCCGGCCGGCGTTCTCGTCCGACAGCATGGTGTCGTAGAAGTCGCGGACGAGATGGGTGAGTTGGTCGTCGGTCAGCATCGGCATGGCGCGCAGGGTCGAGAACAGCTCTTCCGCCGCCACGTATAGCCGACAGGCTACGACCTTGGCAGTGCGGATGTCGCTCGTGCCGAGGCTGCGCACGAGTTCGTGGCGGCCGAGGCGCTGCCGCAGGTCGACCGGAACCCGGCGTCTGAAGTGGAAAATGCGTCCGCGCTGGACGATGTTGGCGACCGAACTCAAACCGCACTCCCGCCATCCGCGCGGACGGCCTGTGTAGCAGCGGTGTGTAGCAAGGGGCTCAGACCGCGGGGCGGCTCAGCGAAAAGTTCTACGCCTGGAGTGACTTGGTTCTGACAGTGGCTGGGGGACCAGGATTCGAACCTGGACTAGAGGAGTCAGAGTCCCCCCTGTCCTATTGATATAACTGCGCTTTTTCTCCGAACATGGAGAAAAGCGGCTATGCAAAATCAAAGGGTTAGAGCGGGAAGCCCGACCGATTTTGGGCTGACGAAGGCCTCAAAAACGGAGAAGGCCGTCGCGGGGGTGAAGGCCCGCGACGGCGTTAATAAGAAGCCCTCGGGGAAGAACTTCGGCTCAAAGAATACGGCTCAGCGCCCTCCCCTGGCAAGCCGCCTTGTGGCGCTGATCGACCGAGACGGTACCGTCACCGCCCTCTTCAGCCGGCCCGATGAGATGCGTGCTTTCCTGCAGGGAGGCCGGGCATGAGCGATCTCCGCACCATCGCCACCGTTCGCAAGAATAACTCGGAGGAGATTCGGGTCAGCGTCGCCATCCATGATGGCTACGCCCTGGTCGACATGCGGGTGTTCTCCGCGCCTCGAAGCAGCCGCGGTGAGCCAGTGCCGACAAAGGCCGGCATCTGCCTCACCCGGACCAAGCTGCCCGAGCTCATCCTGGCTCTACAGGCAGCAGAGCGCGAGGTGACGCGATGACGGGCTCCGCAACAGCTACTGACGTGCTGTCCCCAAATGCCTTCGAAAGCGAACAAGCCCTTCTTGGGGCTATCCTGCACAACAACGACGCCCTGGACCGCGCCCGCGACCACGTGCAGCCCAGCGACTTCTTCGAGCCGCTGCACCGACACATCTTTGAGGTGATGATCGAGCGCCGGGATGCCGGGGATGCCATCGACTTTGGACTGATGAAGGCGGTGCTCGGCAACGCGGATCTCGGCGGCATCACCGTTGGGGGCTATCTGGCCAAGCTGGTGTCGGAAGCCATAACCGTCAGCGGCGCAGCGAGCTACGCCCGGCTGATCGCGCAGGCTGCCCGCATGCGGAGGGTGCTGGAAACCTCCCAGGCAGCTGTGGCAGCCATGACGGCAGGATCCGTACACAGCCCGGCCGAGTACGCCGCCTTCATGATCGAGGCGCTGGACGAGGTTGCCAGCGCCGGCCTCAGCGAGAGCGCCCGACGTGTCACCCTCGGCGAGGGTGTGGCCAGCGTGCTCGCTCGGGTGGATCAGACTCGGATGGGCAAGGGCATCACCGGCGTGCCCTACGGCGTGCCGAAGCTCGACACCTCTACCCTTGGTATGCGGCCCGGCCAGTTTGTGGTGCTGGCCGGCCGGCCGGCCATGGGCAAGACTACGGTAGCCATCCACATCGCCCTCACGGCCGCGCGCCGCAGCGGTGCCGTTGGCCTGATCTCCCTGGAGATGAACGCCGAGGAGCTGTCCGAGCGCGTACTCTCGGCGGTCGCCTACAATCCGCGGGAATGGGACCAGATCACCTACCGGGCCATTGCCGAGGCGCGGGGGCTGTCTGAGGCCGCTATGGCTCGGCTGCGCGATGCGACCGAAGCCTGCGCCGATATCCCGCTCTGGATCGAGCAGCAGCCCGGCCTGACCCTATCGCAGATCTCGGCCCGAGCCCGGCAGATGAAGCTGAAGGCCGAGCGTCAGGGCATCCCGTTTGCTGTCCTCGTCATCGACCACCTTGGATTGATTAAACCGTCTAAGCGCTACTCGGGTAACCGGGTACAGGAGATGACCGAGATCAGCTCTGGCCTGAAGGGCTTGGCGAAACAGCTCGGCATTCCGGTACTCGGCCTGTCCCAGCTCAACCGGGAGGTGGAGAAGCGGCCCGACAAGCGCCCCATCCTCTCAGACCTGCGTGAGAGCGGGTCCATCGAGCAGGATGCCGACGTGGTGCTCGGGCTCTACCGAGACGCCTACTACCTCGAGCACAAGGCCGATCGCACCGACGTCGAGGAGGACCGCCTCGCCCGCACGATCAACACTCTGGAGATCGAGATCTTGAAGCAGCGTTCCGGGCCCACCATCCGGATCGAGTGCTTCTGCGACGTCGCCTGCAACGTCTTGGCGGAGGCGCGCTGATGGTCGGCTTCTACAAGCACGATATCCCAGCCTGGATGGATGGAACGGAGGCCCTGAGCGACGGGGCCTACCGTGCCTACCACGTCATCGTTCAGCTCATCATGCTCAATGAGGGCCCGATCGCGCTGAACGAGCGGGGCATCGCGGGCCGCTGCAACCAGGCCATCAAGAGCTTTCGGGTGCATCTGAATGCTCTCCTGAAAACTGGAAAGCTCATCCATTGCGACGGTCGCCTGTCAAATCCACGAGCCGAAATCGAACTTCAGGCGGTCAAGAAAAATCGTGAGAACGCAGGCAAAGGCGGTTCATCACCAAAAAAACTGCCCCAAAACTCGGCTGAGCAGGTTGTGAGTGGTGCATCAGGTGCGGATGAAGCCTCTGCCAACCACGATAAGCCCTTGAAAAATAACGAGGCAGGGGAAGCGGTGCTCGATAAAATATCAAGCCTAAAAGAGAAGAGAAGAGAAGACTCCCCTATAGTCCCCAAGGGGACCGATCGGTTCGAAGAGTTCAGGGCAGCCTATCCGCCGAGGAATGTGCGCTTTCAGGCAACCCCTGCCCGAAAACGGTGGCTCGAGGCGCTGAAACGAGGCGCAGATCCGGAACAAATCATAGCCGGTGCTAAATCATGCGCCGCCGAGCAGCATCGGATCGACAAGGCGGGTACCGAGTTCGTCAAAACCGCCGAGGTTTGGCTGCGGAACCAACTCTGGAACGACTACCAGCCCGAGCCGGCAGCCCCGGCGCAGGATACGCCCGTTACTATCCCAGACGAGCAATGCCGAGAGTGGGTGCGCCAGTGGAAGCAGCGCGGCGGCTACTGGCCCTGGCGGCGTGTCCTGCCACCGAATGACCCTCGGACCACGATCCCCGCCCACATCCTGCTCACTGAGGCTGGGATCGAGCACCCCGCCACGCTGCTGAAGGAGGCCTGCTGATGGTTGCCGGCCTGGAGACTTTCGCCAAGGTCCGTGCCCTTCACGAACGCACCGACAACCCGGGCGAGAAGGCCGCCGCCGCTGGCCGGATGGAAACACTTGCCCGGAAGGCCGGAATGACGACGGTGGAGGCGGTGTCCAAATTGGACGGGGCGCCTTCGCGGCCGGTACCGGGCGTAGACTGGTCCGCCTTCGCGGACGTCTTCTGGAGGGCCGAGGCGGCGACGGATGCTGCGGATGGACCGGAGGCCTCATGCCAGCGCCGAGGCCTGCCCATCTACGACCCTGACAAGGTCGAGCCCTGGTGCAACGTTGCCGAGCACTGCCGACAGCTCGAATGGATCATTCCGAAGGCGCACGGCGGCAGGTTCCTCACGAAGGAGGAGCGCGCCCGGCTGAAGGTGCTCACCCGGCATTACGGCTCCGTCAAGAACTCCACCGCTGGCTGGATCGAGTCCGTTCTCGCGCGATGCGAGGCGGCACGGCAGTCTTGGCGCGATCGGGGCAGGGCCGGCGTGCGGCCCGATAGGAAGGCGACCGAGAGCGACATCGAGAAGGTAGCCGAACTCGTCGCCGCGGCGAAGCGCCGGGAGGCGTCCAAGTTGGATGAGCCGGAGGGGCAGTCGGCCGCCCCCCGCAATCCCTTCGAGGCGCTGTTCAACACCCCGGAGTTCCGCGCACAGCAGGCGGAGCGCCAGCGCCGAGATGCAGAGCGCCGCGTCGCGGCCCTGGCCGAGTACGGCAGCGAGGATGCGGTGTTCGCGGAGACTGAGCACGAGCGCGCCCTTGAGGCAGCGTGCCGGCCCTTGATCGTGCGCAAGCCCATCATCGGCGGCGACATGGACACCTTGTTAGGCTGGGACTTTATTGGCGGGGGTGATTTCCGGCCGGAGGTTCGGGAGGCGGTCGCCGCAGCCTATGACCTGCCGGTCAGGCCTCGCGAGGCATGGGAGGAGTGGCAGGGCTGGGATCGAATCTACCGAGACCGCGAGGCGTTCTTTCGCGATTACGGCTTCCCGGTCTGGGTGGAGGCCCGGCGACACGTTGTCGAGGAACTCCTGAACGAGGCGCCGGCCCGGTCAATGAACGATCTTCGGGCTCGGCTCTCGTGGATCGACTACCTGAAGAGCATTGACCTCTTGGGGCACCGACCCCGTGATGACGCCCTTCTCGCCACCCTCCGCGCCGACATCGAGCGCATGGGAACTCGCATTCGGGACCAGGCTGCTTCTGTCCAAAATGGACAGGGCGACACGAGCGGGCCCGTGGGCTCCCCCAATCCGGGGACGTCAAACCGCCCTGTCCAATCTGGACAGCCCCGCCGGACCAACGCTGAGAAGCGCCGTGACGTGCTGGCCCTGCTCAACCTGAGAGGTTTTCAGACTGCCCCTCTGACTGATCGCGAGATCGCCCGCCGTGCAGGGGTCTCGCCTCAGACTGTCGGCAACATCAGGAGGCGCACCCATGACTGACGCCGAGCGCGAAGCCCTTCAAGATAACCTCAGTGCCGCGCCACCCGCTGCCCATCATCGCCTTAACTGGCCTGACGGTTGCTCAGCACCGCTCTCCACTCTTCGACTTCAGGTGCTGCTCGACCTTATTCATTACCGAGCATGGGTCGTGACCGCGGTCCTTCGCGAGCAGCAGCAGGTCGGTCATGAGGTCGACGATGTCGCAAGGTGGAGCGGAGTCTCCCCATCTGCGGGCTGCTCCTTCAGCGTGGAGGTATGCGTCGAGGGCGACTTGAGCGAGTTCGGCTCGTCGATAAAGCTTGGCCATGGGCGTTCTCCTCGACCGCCTGGCCATGATTATTCTAGCCAGTTCGGCCATATACCAGTCATCAACCCGCCAGGAGTCACATTGTTGCCGACCGCCGTACATTCCGGCGGGCGCAGCTATGACTGACGCCGACCTCAGGACCCTTCAAGCAACACAGGTTCGCTGCCAATCCAGCTACGACGCGCTTGGAGTTTCATCCGCCTCGACGGTGTCCAGCAACTCCTCGGCTTTCATCCATAGAACGCCCGCTGGTGAGTGGATGGCGTTGGCGATCAGTCCCATGCCAGTCTTTGTCTTTGCAGCGTCCAGTGCCTTCTCAGAGCTCTCGTGCTCCTCGTGGTTCCACTGTCCACTTACCTGGTTGGTGCTGTCGCCCCACTCCAAGATCCACATGGCACTCTCCTCTTCCAAGGGAGAAGCGGCGGGCGCGCCCGAGTGGTTCCATGAACCCATTACAATGCTGAAGAGGGAGAGTTCAGGAAGCGTGACCACGAGTAGGTGGGGCGCCACGAAGCGCCCCAGATTGTACTATGAAGCCTTCAACTCGATCAGCTTTCGCCCGATGTTGTACAGGCGCTTGTCGTCCTCATGGGCGCACCGAGTGAGGTTTGCAATTTTGTGGTTGTCACGCTGGCCCATTTTGTACGCTTCGATAACATGCGCCATTTCCTTGGCGTCACCTTTACTGAAGGCATCCCTTAGCTCCGTCCGACCTTTGACGTCATCGCCTTGGTTCAGGCTCCAGTCCAAGTCCTCTTTGACTGATTTCCAGTTCGCGGACATGATTTCCTCCCTTGTCCCGTTTGGGACAGCCATGAGGATACGCCGCTTTTTATCCTCGTCGAGCAATCATGAATTTAGACGCGATGCGGCGGCTAGGAGCCTGCGATCTATCGAGTCCGGCTCAAGGGAATGCGATCGCCGCCATCGAACTCCCGGCGTATCTTTTCACGGCGGAGAGCCTGCTGCGCTTCCAAATGGTCAAAGAACCGCTCGCGCTGCTCTCGCGCTTCCAGGTCGACCCTGGGTTCGGCGGGCCATGTTGCAGCTGAATAGACGGCCACCGGCGCGGTCGCGAGAAGAGATACCACAAGGATTGAACGAAGCATCCTGACTCTCCTCTTGTTTGTGCTCAAAGAACTTTGGTTCAACATCCTGTGATAGCAGCTGTTCCTCCTGCACTATCTGGCATACTAGTCTCTGCCTATTGATGGTTATCAAATACTTTCCGCAGTCGCGCGGACTTTGAGGGTGAGCGCGACAGATCTTCCGAGTTCCCGTGGAGTGCGTACCCATGCAGACCCATACCCGAGAGACCGATAGGCGCGGTGCTGTGCTGGTTCAATCCAGCGATAGCCGTTGCCTAATCCCGTTCGATCGCCGCGAGGGCATGACCACAGCGGAGGCTGCCGAACAAGCGAACCGCACTGAGCGCACGATCCGGATGTGGTGCCGAGACCATGACATCGGCCGGCGCGTCGCTGGCGGCCCTTGGCTCGTGTCTCGAGTTGCCCTCGCGATGTACCTGAATGGCGACACTGCTGCCCTTTGTGCCTACCTCGCCGGTCACCGGCGAAGCTCGGGGGTCTGGCCGTACTTCGCTGCCGAGGGCTTGGAGGAGCTCGCTTTCGGTTGAGGCATGCACGTTGCGGAAATCGTGACGTATCGCTTGGCCTACTCGTGCGCCACGTTTGCAGCATCCGACGAAGGAGGCTGACAGTGACTGGTAGTGCCAAGGCCCTCAATTTTCCGACCACAGTCCGCTTTCGTGCTGAGGAGGGATTGGCTGGTGCCATCGCGCGTGCGGCGCGTCTCAATCGCACGAGTGCCGGAGAATATCTTCGTCGGGCTGTGCGTGAGCGCGTCCTCGCTGATGGTGTGGCCTTGCCCAGTTTCGATGGAGGCGATGGCCCACGCACTTCTCTGACGGCTTCCGCACTGTGCCGCGCAGCTTGAGGAGGGCAGCATGTACCTCCCCTTCAGCAACGGCGGTAAAACCCACGATATCTTCTCTGCCGTCAGACTCGGTCGCAGCGATACGGGCTTGCAGCGTCAGCGGGTAGCTCGCCTAAGCCTCAGCTTCATGGGCTATCGCCCAGACAGAGCAGCTCAGTCATGCTGACCTTCGATATGCGCGCCTTTGAGGAGGCAGCACGCAGCATGAAGGCAGCGCGGGATCAGATGCCCTTCGCGATCAGCGTGGCTCTGAACAAGGCAGCGCAGGTCACAGAAGCTCGGTTGGCCTCGGAGACATGGGCCCGCCACGTTGAGGTTCGGAACCGGGGCTTCATCCGAGCGGCCCTGGAGATCGAGCGGTCCGACAAGCGCAACCTACGCGTCGCCGTCTACGACCGGCTTGGACGCGCGAACCTCAAGCTTCACGCTACCGGTGGTACTGCGCGGTCGAAGGGTGGTCGCTTTGCCATCCCAACCTCCAAGGTCCGAAAGGGCTCGAAGGGCGTCATCGCCAGCCAGCGCCCCGCCAACCTCAAGCGCAAGGTCGTTAAGGGTGGACTCATCTTCCAGGCAGTCGGAACGGGCAACGCCTCGCGCCTGCAGCTGATGTTCAAGCTGCAACCCACGAACCAGGTGAAGGCCGACGTCCCATTCCGCCGCGACTTCCAGCGCTTCATGCGTGAGGAGATGCGACGCGAGTTCCCGAAGGCGATGCTGAAGGCCATGCGGACGAGGCGGTGATCGCTCCGCAAAACCCCAGGGTCCTTCCCAGGGGGGTGGAGGGTCGAGGGTCAGCGCGAGTGCGGCATCTCTCTAGGGATGGCTTCTCAAAACCCGGCAACAGGCAACAGGCAACAGGCAACAAGCAACACATGACCGTTGAGTCCAAAGCTGCCTTCGCCCGGCGTCACGGCGTGAACCGCTCGACGGTGAACAAGTGGGAAGCCAAGGGTCATCTCGTGCTGACGACGAACTGCCTGGTTGAGGTCGAGCAGTCGGAGCAGCGCCTCACCGGTCGGCCGGCAAACTACCGCGGTGGGACTACGAAGGCGCCGATAGCGCAGCGGAGACCGCAGCCCGCCACTCCCATATTACATCCTCGTCCGGAGCCCGAGCCTGGTGAGATGGCACTTGCCGCCCTCATCTCGGTTGCCCGAGAGATTGGTGTGCGTGTTGCCGCTCGGGCAATCGAGTTCGGTGCACCCCTGAAGGTAGCCTACGCGCTCGACGTCGCCGCCTGCCTGGAGGTGAGCGATCTCGGCGAGCAGTTTCTGACCAGCATCGGGGCGCGCCTTCCAGACAGCACCAGCTTGGTGGAGCTCGCTGATGCCGAGATCGCCGGCATTGCCGAACCGGACTGGCCAGCGCTTGCGATCGCGGCGGGCGAACCGCTCGACCTCAATGCCATTGAGGACTGGTTCACGCGACTTCCCTTTCCCGGCACTCCGGTAGGAGCCAACCATGGCTGACGATCGCCTGCGCCTTGTTGCAGAAGTCCAAGACGGCTTCACTGGTCCTCTGGGTAAGCTTGAGACGGCGCTTGGGCGAACAGCTCGCGCCGGCACCCAGGCAGGCAAGGATCTGAAGAAGGACTTCGACGGCTTCCACGGTTCGATCGGCAAGGCCAACACGGCATTGCAGAACATGACGCCGGTGCTGTCAGGGCTGGGGGTGGCTGGCCTTGCCACCGGTGTGTCTCTAGGGGCCGTCACGGCAGCCCTCGGCGGCTTTTCCAAGGGCACACAGCAGCTCGCCATCATGTCGAAGGAGACGGGGCTGGCTGTTGACCAGCTACGAGCCTTCAGCGCCCTTGGCGAGCGGTTTGGCGTATCAGCCGAGACGATGCAGGGCGGGGTGCGGAAGTTCGCCGACGAGATGAGCTCGCTGCGCAAGCGCTACGGCGAGACCTACAGCAGCCTGCAGGCCATGAACCTCGGCGAGATGGTCGAGAAGATGATCACCTCTCCCAACATGAAGGCAGCGCTCGACAACTTCATGGAGTCGGTCTCGCAGATCGGCGATCCGGTGAAGCGCCGGAAGGTGGTCGAGATGGTGCTTGGCAGCGACCAGATCGCGGCCGTCGCGGGCCAGGTGAGTGGCCGGTACCGAGCAGTGATGGACGAGATCCTGAAGGCGCAAGGAACGACGACGGATGCCCAGGTGAAGGCAGCCCAGCGGTTCGAAGAGACCCTGAGCCGCCTGCGCGAGAACATGGATGGGCTGCGAACCCAAGCGCTCGGTCCGCTGCTGGTCGAGTTCAATCGCTTCGTTGCGACGCTGAACACGCCGGACGCCCTCAAATTCATCTCCGGTGAGATCGAGGGTTTCAAGAAGCTGATCGCTGACACGGTCGCGGAGTTTCAGAAGCTCGACAAGCTCGGCGAGAGCCTCAAGGGCGGCAAATTCGACTTGAAGGGCAACACTGACCGCGAGCTCGAGACGATTGCCCGGCTGTTCGGTGCCATCAAGAACGCGCTCGGGCTCGGCGGGGCGCCGTCCGTTCAGCAACAGAGCTTTGGCGGGGTTGGGTTCGGAAACGGCGGCGGTTTTGGTGGAGGGCCGCTGATTCAAAAGGCGGGTTACGGTGGCATCTCGGCTCCCGGGGGAGGCTACGGTGGCGGGGGCTATCGTGGCGTTGGTTCGATCCCGCCCCTTGGCCTGCCTTCACCGTTGGATGCTTCAGGCGGAGGCAACCCGAACGTGACCGGCGGCGGTGCCGGACGCGGCTACGGTGGGGCTGTGCTAGCGCCGTCCGAGGGCGGTACCACCTTGCCTGGTCCTCTCGGCGGCGCGCGATCAGTCCCTGGGATCTCGGCGCGCGACATGCGTAACGTTCATCCCGAGATCGCCGCGTACATCCGCAACTCAGCGGCCCGTCACGGCATCGATCCCAACGTTGCCTTGCGCATCGCCAACTCTGAGGGGCTGCGAGGCTCAACGCCTACCCGCATGACCCCAGGCGATCCGGATGCCGATAAGCGGTTCACAAGCTTCGGACCGTTCCAGCTCCACTACGCCGGACGCGGTAACGGCATGGGCGGTAGAGGCCTGGGCGACGCATACACTCGGGAAACGGGACACCACGCGAGCGATGCCACCTACTGGAAGGAGCAGATCGATTTCGCAATGAAGCATGCCCGGAAAGGCGGTTGGGGGCCTTGGCATGGTCGGATCGGGGCGGGCATCGGCGAACGACAAGGGATCGGGACCTACACCGGCCCAATCCCACCCGCCGAACCGTCAGCGGCAGCAGATGCTGGGTCAGACGTGCCCTATTATCAGCGTCCGCGCTCCAACGTGCCCAGCCAGATGTCTCGGCTGCGCGACGACGAGATCGAGGTGGCTGGCTCCGGCCGGCGTGCTGGCGACGAGCTCATGGGGCGGGCGTTCGGCCGAGAGACGGCAGCCCCGCCTCCGCAGACCCACCGGATGTCGATCGAGCTCAGTGGCTTCCCGGCTGGGACCCGAGCTCGGACTTCGATGGGCGACCTGTTCAAAGAGACGACCGTCTCGAAGAGCCGCCAGGTGGAGGCGATCTGATGCCGGATCCCGATCTCATCTGCGAGGTCCGTACCGAGGGCGGCACCTACCGCGACTGGATCAACGTCGCCGTCGAGCAGAACTTCATGAACGAGGGCTGGATCCGGTCCTTCCGCTTGGTCTGTGCCGAGCCGAGTGCCGTCGCCAACCTGCGCCTGAAGCCGGGCGATCGCGTCGACATCGCCCTGGCTGGGCAGGTGGTGATCAAGGAGGGCTACATCCGCGATCGCCAGGCAGCCTTCGATGCCAATCGACATGCGGTACAGGTGACCGGCTACGGCAAAGCCGGGCTGATAACGGAAGCCTCGATCAACGGCGGCACCGGTCAGTACCGGGGCTACAAGCTCGATGCGATCGCGAACTCGGTGCTGAAGCCCTACGGTCTGAAGTTCCGGGTTCAGAACGGAGCCGAGGGCTGGGATGCGCCCTTTCCGAACGTCATGGTCCGCTTCGGCGAGACGCCCTTCGACCTGATCTCGAGGCTGTGCCGACAGCGCAACCTGTTCTTCTATGCGGACGCGGCCGGCAACGTGGTGGCGGGTCCGAAGTCGGGCAGCGGCACAGTCGCCTTCGTCGAGGGGCAGAACATTCTCTCTGCGAACTGCCAGCTGCGCCATCTCGCAGTCGAGTCCCTGGTCAGCAACTCGCAGCAGCCGGGCTCAGACAGCCTGTTCGGGAAGAAGGCCTCCGAGATCCAAGCCAAAGCGACGGTGAGTGGTGGCACGCCAGGAGCGATGCGGAAGGTACTCGCCGAGATGCCCCTCGACCAGAAGGGCGCTCAGCTGCGCACGAACTGGGAGGCTGCCGCGCTACAGGCCATGGCCCTTCAGCTGCAGCTCACCTATCAAGGCTGGCTGAAGCCGGGCACTGGCGGCCTCTGGGAGCCATCAGACGGGGTGACGGTGAAATCCCCCATGCTGTTCGCCACAGCGACAGGCGAGCAGGAGCTGAAGGTTGCCGGTTATGCCTACACGCAGGATCCGAACGGCGGCACGATCACGACGCTCGACCTCGTCAACAAGCTGGCCTGGGAGCAGCGCAAGGGCGACGCGATGAAGAACGATGGGTTCTATGATCTCGGCAATGGGCCAGCCCAGCCAGAAGCAGCCCTGTAATTTCAAGTAGATATCATAACACCAATATTATGCTATGTTAAAGGCTGCTTTTTGACACCTCCATCGCTTCCCTCCAGTTGCGCCTTTTTCTCGATTTCGTCACGAGACCAACGAGATAGATCGATTTCGGCAGCGAACTCAGCTGGGCTTAGGAAGTTTTCTGAAACAGCTTTCATAAGATTTTTCACGGCCCTGTTGGCCTTAGACTTTGGTATTGATGGCATTTTATTTGTCATTATATCCGCATGGTTAGGTCTTTTGTCTAGACCTGTAGCATACACGCAGAATGCAGTTGATTTCTCAACTGATTTATCCTTCGCCTCGATCTCGTGCATTAATTCTTTTAATTTATCGACCGGAACAAGAACTATGCCGTAAAGTGCTTTTAGAGTTCCATCCGAAGCCTTGGAGCGCTCTCTGAGCATTTCTTGTATTGTTTCATGGTATTCTTCTGCGGTCGCCCTTACGCGGCGCAGGCAAGACGACCCAAATGTAGCCGCATCCGAAAACAATGCAGAGGTTACCCTCTTCGAGTCCCCGTCTCCCTCAGTATGAGTCGGATCCATAACAAGTCTGACGAGAACTTCGTCAGAAGCCACTGGTTCATTGCAATATTTTGAGACCTGCTGGTTCTCGCACGTGCATTCCGGAGCGTTTTTGTCGATATACTCGACGCGCGTCTTATCCTCTGGCGCACTCTCGAACAGCTCTATGCAATTCATAATATTATGAACGAACGCCAAGCCCAAGTTTATTTAGAAATTATTTCTGGTATATAGCGCCCATCGAACTGGGGGACGTCCCCATCCCATTCGTCGTCACCGACGTCTATATTGGAAGCAATTACACCGTTGGGCATGAATTCGAATTGTGCATCGACTTTATCGTTCCGGACGCCGAGCACGGCATTGCCATCAGAGAAAATTTGCGCCGAAAACTTGAACGAGCGACGCGCACCAGCAACGAGCCCAAGAAACTCCTCCGCCAACTTAAAGCTGGCAGCGTTTGCATTGTGCGCATGCCTCTGGAATCGACGCAAAAGCGCCAGCGTTGCATGGACGCTCGGCACAGCAGCAGTAGGCAGTGGCACGACGTTCGACGTGGAATTGATCCCTCGACCCTGCTGGGAGATAGCTGAACGCACGATTGAACTGGGCGGCCGGATGAAAGCCGTTCCGATACCCTCTGCAGGATCAAAGGGGTCTTTCGGCAGCGCGTACATCTCAAGCGTCCTAAAGGCCGATTCGCTCGGCTGCCTCTGGAGTAATAATGCGACAGAGGTCGTCCTTCAATGCGGTATGCTGACGATTCAGCGTATCTAACACCTCAGACAGGCCCCACCCCATCCCTATGGTTTTCCCATAAGAAGGAGCATTAACCGCATCTTGCAGCATAGTATAAATAATAAATGATCGAGTTTGCTGCCCGTTTTTGCCAGGAAAGTCGCCGTAGTCAATTTTTGACTGAGAAAGTCTGCGTATCTTGTCGCTTATTCTGTCGAATTTACCACTGTGAGAGTGCCAAGGCTGGTCTGCTTAGCGCCTCCTGGCGCGACCCACGGGGCATCTGGAACTATAATCTTCGATAAGTCGACATTGCTGGGGTCTATTAGATCAAACCGATCCCAATATTCCAGCTGAACAGAGAGAAAGGGGAGCTCGTAATTATAATACTTATACAAGTGTGAAAGGAATTTTTCCACCCGGGCACAAAATGGACGCCACCTGATGTACTGATTAGTCTGTATTTGAATTGTGTCTTTATTGGCAGTAAGCCTTTCTACAAGCCTGTCCTCTTCATCATAGATACTAAAATTTAGACCCATGCTTTGTTGTAGTGATACAGCAGGGGAGTTCAAAGTAACCCCTAGTCGTGCCCCATCAAAGCCTACTGCGAGCCCAAATGCAGGAACCGGAAAGCCTATGTCTAAGTCTCGCCCGGCTCCCCAGATCGCCGGGCGCATTGCTGCCCATTGTGCGTCCGAGACGGAGCCAGCAAACTGTACCGTCGCTTGGACAGATACAATTGCGTGGGCCTCATTGAATGGGGCGAAACCACCCAAAGTTGGCTCGGACATTTTCCTACCTATTCCTTGAGCGCGCTTAGGGCGCTCCAACACGCCTGCTAAGGTACTTCGTGCACGGTTAATAGCTCATCGCTACGCGCCCGAGACACCTCGTCCGAGGTCATCAGGCCTTCCGCTGGAGATCGGCTTTCAGCGCTCTTGCCTGAGGTGCGATCTTGCTCATCCGCAGCTTCAGCCTACAACTTAAGCGCCGCGATAGGGTTCATGACCGCTTAGCCTTCAGGGCTTCCTCAACGAGGCGACGGATGGCTTCAGAGCGCTTCGGCTTGTCGGGCTGAGTATCACTCCAGGCGTCGATCTCAGCCCGAAGCTCGGGCGCGAGACGGATCGAGGTCGCAGGGTCCTTGCCGGTGGCTGGACGTCCCCGCCTTTTAGGTGTGACCTCAATTGACATCAGCATCCCAAAAAGGTACGACATAAAACAGGCCGGAGCAAGGTTGCAGCCTTTCCCCGGCCCTAACCATCCACGTTTCTGAGGAACGAAAATGGCTGTCTATGCCCCTATCACACCGGCACTTGCCGGTGAACGCGGTCGCCTGCGCAAACCGCACCTCGGCCCGGTAACTCTGGCCATTCGCGCGGTGCGCTACCGCGCCAATCCCGCTTCCGATATGCTTTCGGCTCAGCACCAGGAGGAGCGCCGCGATCTCCAGGCCCTTCGTGTCCGCATTGCCGGTCAGTTCGCTGCCGACGCTGCCTTGCTTGAGAGGGGCGGCGCATGACCGCCCCAGCATCTCGCCGAGGCTTCCTGTCCGGCCTTACCACCCTCCCGCTGATCGGCGGCAGTGTAGCTCTCATCGGCGCCCCGACGGCGGTGGCCCAGCCAGTTAGCACCAAGCTGCTCGACACCTACGACACTTGGTTGTTCTATGAGCGCCGGTTTCTCCGCTTCCAGCGTTATGGAAGCGCTGACAGAGGGGGTGACCTCGGCTGCGATGGCCGCTTCGCTGTGGTGGATACGCTGACTGGCGAGCCGTTCGACTTCGTGCGCGCTGACAATGCCGCGATGCGCTTCCACGACGAATGGTTTGAGCCGGCGCCTCCCTCAACGCGCGCTGCGCTCGTCCTCGGAGCCGTCGGCTGCGCCTGGCGGGAGGGCGGACTATGA